AGCGTGGGGTTTGGTAAAGGCCCATTTTCAGCTGCCAATCCTGGTAGCTCACACACACAAGGCCGCAAGGCCGCAAGCATATAAAAAAATAGAAGTCCGCAAGGCCGCAAGCGCTCGAGCTCTTGAGGATGCCTAGCAGATTGTCAAAAAAATCCCAGGATACGGCAAAGCAAATGCTTTTATTTATATGTGCGCATGGTACAATTGAAACTCCAAAGCAAATAGGAATGTTATGAAATTAATCACAGTTAAACAGGCGACCGAAAATATTGGTGGGTTATCCAACCCCTCGAAAATGCCAGACGATTCTCAATCGTTCGGGATATCTGCAAAGGATTGTAAGACCGGCTCACAGCTGGCTAAGATTCCAGGCTCTATCTGTGAGGAGTGCTATGCACTAGGTGGGTTTTATATCATGGCCTCAACCACTAAAGCACACGATAAAAGAATACAAAAGATTTACTCTCCCGAATGGGTGCCTAGCATGATTGCATTAGCCAAGCGCAAACCATTCTTTCGTTGGTTCGATAGTGGAGACATTCAAAGCATGCGCATGTTAAAGAACATCGTTAAGATTGCGGTCGCTGTACCGACCACCACGTTTTGGTTACCGACAAAAGAAAATAAGATTGTCGCGTCATACCTAAAAAAGCATGGCGCGTTTCCAAACAATCTAATCGTGCGAGTATCCGCTCCCATGATAGACGGCCAACCGCCAAAGCGATTTGAGTTAACTAGCACAGTTCACAAGGTAGACGCGCCGATTGGCCATGAGTGCAACGCACACAATCAAGATAATAAGTGCATGGATTGTCGCGCATGCTGGAACCCATCAATCAAAAACATATCTTACAAATACCACTAGGAGAAAATGAAAATGAAAACCTACGAAATCACAATAGATGTTCGAGAGACTCGCCGATTCGAGGTGAAAGCAAATAGCGAAGAAGAAGCCGAGAACAAATTATATATGCGAGTCAACTATGGCAACACAGATAAAACAGAATCAGAAGATGTTTCGTTTATTGATTGGGTTGATGGAGACCAGGAGATTATAGATATCGAGGAGGTGGAGTGAGCGAGAGCTCACACCCTCCCGCCTGGCCTGGCCCATGCACCCTGGAATCACACCCACCCACATCGAGCAGCGCCTCGATCAAGCCCGCAAGTTGATCCGAAATTTTTGGATCGCGATAGGCCGCAATCACACGCACATACACAACGACTCCAGGCCGCAAGCCTGCCGAGCTCTACCCCACCGCTATAGGCCGCAAGCATATAAATGCATTAGGCCGCAAGCCCTGCCCCCTCACACAAATATAAATGCTCAAGGCCGCAAGCCCTCAGACGCGCGCACGGGCGCGCAGGAGGCCGCAAGCTTGGGGGGTGTGGGTAAGGGGGAGGAAGGGTCAAATCCTCCTGTACACAGAGAGAGGGAGGGGAGGGGCGCGATTCCCACCCCCTATATACACCGAACACCTACATTTTTATAACAGCTATTAAAAAGCGTTGTTTTTGAGATAGCAATGCACTATTCTTAGGAAACCACAAAGCAAATAGGAGATACGAATGGAAGCATTCCAACCCAAGCCCGACGACCCAGCATTGGAGTTAGTCGGCAACAAAACCCCAATCACTTTGAAGAACGTCAAGTTCTCTGAATGGGCAAGCGAGGAGACACATTGTTTCCAAGCAACAATCTACATGAATGGCAGGCGTGCCATGAAGGTATCCAACGATGGGCAAGGCGGTCCTAATCAGTACTACCACACCAGAGGTCAGACTAGTCTCTCGTTTGAAAAGTATTTCGACCGAGCAATCAAGATCGGAGAAGACTACATCAAAGATTCCCGCGAAGAAGGATGGGAAGAGTGGATAAACAAATTGGCTGGAACGAGTGAGCTATTGGATTGGCTTGTCTCTGACCTACTCAATGAACATCTCGCTCTGAAGGAGATGCGTGCGAACATGAAAACCAAGATCGTTTTTTATGACAAAAAGAAGCAGACGGTTTTCAACTACATGCACAAACCAACACCTGAGTCGTTAGATTATTTCAGAAAGAAAAACTCTGACGCTTTATTTTTCAACGACATTCCCGAAGCGGAAGCATTTTATTATTGGAGGAAGATCTAATGGAAATTGGAAACGACAGAGTATTTCGAGTGAGGTGGGGTAAAGGCTACCCCGAAACTGAACCTCGCATAGTAACCATGGAACAACTTGAAAAGTCTGATGACTGGAACTTGGATGCACCATTCATCTCGGCACTCAAGACAGTGCGAATCCAGAATGAATTCGACTACGACCTGAAGTGGGTTGACCCCTCTGGCGAAGTGTTCTTCAAAGGAATAGGAGAGCATGAAGGCAATACCTACCATGAGACAGTCACACGTTCACTGTTGGAGTCCATGGGATTCGTTCATGAGAACACTGGCGGTGGATGCACTGCATACACAAGCGACCTTGGTGATGGTAACTCAATCATGATTACGGATGGCCAAGCGGGTACTGACTTCCAAGAAACAAAGCAGGTATGGATAAGTTTATTTCACAATGCCCCCAAGGGTAGTGAAGAAGATACCTTCGACCAAGGCAGAGAGATATTCAGTGGGACCATTGAGTTTCATTCAGGAGAAAGTCCTGTTGATATCAGGGATAAGATCTTTCACTTCCTGTCTTACTTTCAACCAAAGATGAATGAGTTCATGGAAGACACCCATGGCAAAAACTACTGGAACTTCTGGAGGTCAAACTAATGAGCGATCTTAAATGGTATTCGATACAAATGGTTGACGGTGTCTCTTGCGAAAGATCTGCCTTCAATCTCGTTGACCTTGTCAAAGAGGTAAACAAATTCATGCGCAACCACACCTATCATGAAGATGAAATACTGACCATTAATTATCTTGGTGATGAGTGGAAAGCAACCCCAATGAAGGAGAAAAATAATGAGTGAAGCAATAATTCATGAGCAGGAATTTCCCTTTGATGAAATCAGGGATCAACATGGCGATTACTTCTCAACTGTAGCAGATGCCAAGAAGCATAGTGGCTACGATGAATCACACATCTGGTCTGTCACTGAGTGTGAGGGCGCATGGTCCTATGGACCTTCGCACCACTACGTCAATCTCATTGGCTACATTGCCACGCGTGAAGCACATGACGGTAACACCTACTACGAAGAAGAAGATTGGCGTGAGCAGGAAGAACTAGCCGAAGCAGAGGGAACAATTTACAACGCACTGTTAGCTGTCTTTGATTATGCCATTGACAAGGATTCTGATGAAGCCAAGAAGATTGATGACGCTTGGGAATTGATAACCAAAAAACTTAGGGGAGATAACGATGAGTAAGCATCTGAGTAATGATCAAAGAAACATATGGTATATACGATGCGACCCAAACCTAGTTTGTAATCTATGCGGAACGAATGACTCAGTGCATTACAACTTCACTTGCTTTCATAATGGAGAAGCCATTAGAGATGATGATCTTGGGTCAATTGGAGTCTGGTGTGAATCTTGTGGTTCGGAAGTTGAGATGGTTGAACCAGTTGTAAAGGGGAAAGCTGATGCCTGAATTCAAAGTCACCGTGACCAGCGGCTATAAGCAGATCTATTACGTTCAAGCTGAGGATTGGGAGCAAGCTGAAGAGATTGCTTCAACAACCGAAGATGATCCAGATTTTGAAGAGTTCGAGACCGATACGATCACAGTAGAGGAGGTCGAATGAAAGTACTTGATCTCTTCTCAGGTATTGGCGGCTTCTCATTAGGGTTGGAGTGGGCAGGGATGTCCACTGTAGCCATGTGTGAGAAAGACCCCTACTGCCGAAAGATACTGGCCAAGCATTGGCCTGACCTAACAATCCATGAAGACATAAGGAACTTAGATGGAAAAGAATATCGGAATTCAATTGACCTTGTGGCAGGAGGATTCCCCTGCCAGCCCTTCTCAGTTGCAGGAAAACGAAAGGGAGCTGACGATGACCGCCATCTCTGGCCTGAAATGCTTAGAGTCATCAAAGAAGCCAAACCAAGATGGGTTATTGGAGAGAATGTTTTTGGGTTCATCAATATGGCACTCGACGATGTGCAAGCTGACCTGGAAAGAGAACATTACGAAGTCAGGAAATTCGTATTACCGGCTGTTGCCGTCGATGCGCGACACCGAAGAGACAGAATCTTCCTTGTTGCCTACTCCAACAGCCCAGCAGTATGGAACCTCCCAGAACGGCAAGCGCAAGGACGGGACAACCTACAAGCAGGCAGGCAAGCCATCACTCCACACGATGGCCCGTCACAATCTATGGCCAACGCCAACGAGCATGAACGGTGGAGAGAAAGTAGCGCCGAGTCACAAGGACGGGAGTCACGGATGGAACACGGGAGCCGCAGTTCAGGACTCACTGAGCGACAACCCAACCAAACTCTGGCCAACCCCAACAGTTCATGGGAACTACAACAAGAAGGGGATCAGCAAGAAATCGGGGGATGGTCTGGCAACAGCAGTCAACAGGATGTGGCCAACAGCTACGGCAAGGGACTGGAGATCGGGCAAGACCTCAGAGAAAACCATGAACAGGAACTCTCGCCCTCTGAACGAAGTGGTAGTGAGCGAAGAGAAGATGTGGCCAACTCCCATGGCACACGAGGCGAGGCTGGGTTATCAGGACAGGAGCCGTGGCAAGAAGGGAACTCAGGAGAGCTTGACCACCAAGGTCATCAACAATCTTGGCGGGAGGAAGTCCGTGAGTGGCCAGCTGAACCCTGCGTGGGTCGAGTGGCTGATGGGGTTCCCAATCGGGTGGACAGAATTAAAGGACTAGGCAATGCGGTTGTGCCTCAGCTAATACAGGCAATAGGCGAACTAGTCATCGAGGCAGACAAGGAGATGCGTAGTGGCAGGTAAGAAGCAAAGCAGTGGCGGCTTGAGGGATAACTCAAGCTCGCTGCATGAATTCAAGAAAGAAAGAAACTTCACCTGCGAGTGGTGTGGTATAGCATTCAAGAGCGTGCAAGTGAACGCCAAGTTCTGCTCTCCTGCTCATCGCTTGAAGGCATGGAGAGCTCGGAATGCGTCAAAGAAAAAGAAACCGTTGACTCCTTTAGACAGGAAGGGGAAAGACTTCAGGGCGTTTCGTTTGGTGAAATCTCCTCCAGCTCAGGATCAGACTCCACCTCAATGATATCTTCATCGAGCGAATCCTCATCGAGGATTTCTTCACCGGGTTGACCTGGATTTTCTCCTGATGAGATTTGGTGCGCAAGTTCGGGCGCAAGGTTGTTGGACTCAATCAGCTTCATCAACCTTGCCTCAACCTCTTCGCGATCCATCTGATCGATGCGTCCGTGCTTGATCTCCTTCTTCTCGACCATCAGGCCCGCAAGTTTTG